TGACGGCGACTATAACGCATCCTCCTACGGCACTGTAGGCTTTGTCCCTGACCCTGAGTCCGAGGACTTCGTGGCCTATGACGACCTCACCGAGGCTCAGGTGCTGGGCTGGGTGTGGGAGAGCGTGGACAAGGACGCGACGGAAGCGGCGCTGCAAGCCAAGATTGATGCCGACATGCACCCGACGACCGGCACGGGAGTGCCGTGGAACACCGCAACTCCGTAACAGGACTTAAACATGGCAATCGAAATTAGTAGGCGGGATATAGTTGCGGATAGTATTATGGAACTACCCGCCGACACTAAGTTTCTGAAACTCCCAATAGACCCGTATCTGGAGCTATTGGGAGTTACTCCTCTTCCTTCACAGATGGCAATTATCAATGCCGTCAATAATCCAAAGTATCGTTTTATCTGTGCTGCAATCTCTCGTCGGCAGGGAAAAACCTATATTGCGAATATTATCGGGCAGCTTGTATCGCTGATTCCCAACTCAAATATTCTCATTATGTCTCCAAACTATTCGCTTTCTCAAATCTCTTTTGATTTGCAAAGAAATTTGATAAAGCATTTTGATTTGGAAGTTACAAAAGACAACGCAAAAGATAAAGTAATTGAACTTTCAAACGGTTCGACTGTCCGAATGGGCTCAGTGAACCAAGTAGATTCGTGCGTAGGTCGAAGCTACGACCTCATTATCTTTGACGAAGCAGCGTTAGCAGATGGCAGGGATGCCTTCAACGTAGCTCTTCGTCCTACGCTCGATAAAGATAACTCGAAAGCTATTTTTATCTCTACACCCCGTGGCAAGAGTAACTGGTTTGCAGAGTTCTTTGATCGAGGCTTCGATCCTGAATTCCCAGAATGGTGCTCAATCCGCGCAACCTATAAAGATAACCCGCGCATGTCCGAGCTTGATATCGCTGAAGCTCGTAAGTCCATGAGCGATGCGGAGTTTCGGCAGGAATATGAAGCAGACTTTAACACTTATGAAGGCCAGATCTGGGCGTTTAACTCAGAGCGATGCGTGGACAACTTTTTGGAATTGGACACTCGTCGTATGGATGTGTTCGCCGGTCTTGACGTGGGCTATCGTGACCCTACTGCATTTTGTGTCATCGCTTACGACTGGGATTCCGGAAAATACTATCTTTTAGACGAGTATCTCGACGCAGAGAAAACAACAGAACAGCACGCTGAAGTCATTCGGAGTATGATTGACAAATGGGATATTGACTATATTTTTATTGACTCAGCGGCTCAGCAGACACGATTTGACTTTGCACAAAATTATGACATTTCCACAGTCAATGCAAAGAAATCAGTTCTGGACGGAATTGCTCATGTGGCGGCGATTGTGGACAACGATAATCTCCTGGTGGATCAAACTTGTAAAGAGACTCTTGCAGCCCTCGATCAGTACCAGTGGGATCCAAACCCGAACCTAGCAAAGGAAAAACCGAAACACAATCGCGCGTCGCACATGGCAGATGCTCTTCGATATGCTTTGTATTCGTTTGAAACAAGCAATAGCGGGTTCTAATGATACCTGATGAAAAATAATATTTGACAAGCTACCTGTAAACCGATATAATTCTGGATATAAGAATGAAGAAGTTGAAAAGAGATCCGATAAAATATATTCGAGACCGTGCTAAATCCAAGTACGAAAAAGGAACCGAATGTTTTATCTGTGGAGCGAAAACAGAGCTTGATTTTCACCACTTTTACTCTCTAAGCCCTTTGCTCGCACAGTGGCTAAAGAAGAAGCAAGCTGAAAGACCGCAGCATTACACTGACGAGTACATTGTAATTTGGCGAGACGAGTTCATTGAAGAAAATCAGGCAGAGCTTTACGAGCATACAGTTACACTTTGCCATAAACATCATCTAGAACTTCATTCAATCTACGGACGAAACCCAGGACTCGGAACTGCAAAAAAGCAAGCGAACTGGGTACAGATTCAAAGAGACAAACATGGCATGGTATGACAGACTTATCGGCAAGAAGCTAGAGGACACTGAGGAAAAACTCAATCCTGCTCAGCCGTACTATGACCATAAAGTTGAGTCCTCTCGCGAGTTTACATTCCGCTACGAGCGTGCATACGAAGACATTGAAATTGTCAATCGTGGCGTAAATATGATTGTAGATGACGCGTCCGAGATTCCCGTCACTGTAGGCGCTCAGATTGTAAATATGATGAGCGTTGTCAAAGGCATTAAGCGTTCTCGCGTAGAACTGCTTCTAAACAAAGAGCCTAACCCTTTTCAGGATATTTCCACGTTTCGTCGTAACCTAATTACTGACTTTATTCTAGATGGAAATATCTTTATTTATTTTGATGGCGTACATCTTTATCACTTGCCTGCAAACAAAATGATTATTCATGCAAGTGATACTGCTTATGTAGAAAAGTATACGTTTAATGAGATTGTAAACTATAAGCCGTCCGAAATTATTCATGTAAAAGATAACTCGTTCTACTCCATTTATCGTGGAACGAGCCGTTTGAAGCCTGCTCTCCGCACTATGATTCTTATGCAGCGTATGAGAGACTTTCAGGATAACTTCTTTAAAAACGGAGCAGTTCCTGGGCTCGTGCTAAAAAGCCCGAACACTTTGTCAGAAAAGATTAAAGAGCGAATGATTCAGTCTTGGGTCGCTCGCTATCGCCCCGATGCGGGGGGTCGTCGTCCTCTGATTCTGGACGGTGGCGTAGAAATTGACCAAATCTCGAATGTAAACTTTCGGGAATTGGACTTTCAAGAAGCAATCGCAGAAAATGAAAAAATTATTCTAAAAGCACTTGGCGTGCCTCCGATTCTTCTTGATTCTGGAAACAATGCAAACATTCGACCAAATATGCGTCTTTATTATCTGGAAACAATTCTTCCGATTGTACGCAAGTTGAATTTTGCACTTGAAAGATTTTTTGGGTTTGAGCTGGGAGAGGATGTTACAGAGATTCCCGCGCTTCAGCCCGAGCTTCGTGACCAGTCTCAGTATTACTCAGCACTTGTGAATACTGGTATTATTACTGCAAACGAAGCGCGTGAACACCTCGGGTTTGAGCCAGTAGCGGGGCATGATGAATTACGAGTTCCTGCGAATATTGCAGGTAGTGCTGCAAACCCCGATCAAGGCGGCCGCCCCACAGAAGGAGATAATACAGATGGGTAGTATGCGACAACGGCATAAGGTTCTCGAAGCTGTCGTAATGACAATGCTAGAGCAAGGAAAAGTCCTTTCTCGTCATGAATATGAGCAGCTTGGAATGAATGTTCAGGTTCGTGCTGGTATTGTAATGAATCATTTTGGAAGCTGGTCTCGCCTGCTTCGCATTATTGAGAATACAATGCCGGAAGAGTGGGCGCAGATGCAGCCGAAAGCTGCTCCCCCGCCTCCTCCGAAGCCCGAGCCAAAACCTGCTCCCGCAGTGGAGAAGAAAGAGGAGCCTAAGCCGGCTCCGAAGGCGGAGCCGAAACCTGCTCCCAAGCCTGCTGCACCAGCAGCAAAGTCGGAAGAGTAAGATGGAAAAGATTTTCAACCTTACCTCCACCTTTAAAGCCTTACAGGAAGATGAGGACGGATCTGTCCAAATCGCTGGAATGGCAAGCACAAAAGACTTTGACCGTGCTGGTGATTCCATTTCTCCGGAAGCCTGGACAAAGGGTGGACTAAACAATTTTGAAAAGAATCCGATTATTCTTTTCAACCATGATTATAATAAGCCTGTTGGCCGTGCAACTGGACTGAAAGTCACAGAGAACGGTCTTGAGATGAAGGCAAAGATTAGCAAGGCTGCTCCTGATTCTGTGGCGCAGTTAGTTAAAGAAGGTATCCTTGGTGCATTTTCCGTTGGTTTCAAAGTCAAGGATGCTGATTACATTAAAGAAACTGACGGATTAATGATTAAGGACGCTGAGTTGTTTGAAGTGTCGGTTGTTTCCGTACCTTGCAATCAAGCAGCTACTTTTTCTCTGGCGAAATCTTTCGACTCCATGACGGAGTATGAAGAATTCAAGAAAACTTTCACCAATCGTGTAGATCTAGCCGGTCAGTCTCTGGCTAAGGATGAA